TCAGGATGTTCGTTCGCACCGGGATCAGGTTGCCCTCAACAGGGCTTCCAATGTCAGTCAGCAGGCGGTCGAGGCTCGTCTTCGCAGCGCTGATCTGCGTGGACAACAGAACGGGGTCGCTGGTGTTTTCGCTCAGGCTGGCCAGCGTTTCTGCCAGACGGGCATCCTCCGGCGTATCCATGCCAGCGCGAGATGCTTGGGCTTCCTTGATCTGCGACACCAGTGCTTTCTTCTGGTCTTTCGCGCGGGCAATGTCTGCCGGGGCTTTGCTTTGCAGAGCTGCGTCTGCTGCCTGTTGTGCGCTCTGGGCCGTCGTGCGGGCCTGTGTGACGATAGGGGTTGCGGTAGCCCATTGCTGTTGCGTTTCGATTTCGCGGGCGCTTGGGCCGGAACCTGGGGGGCGCATGGATTGGCGGCCAAAATAGCCGCCCGCAGGCATGGCGTCAGGCATTGCGCTAGGCGCGCCGGGGGTTGTAAAATCCGCCGCCATCTTCGACACAGGCCGCGCTACATAACCCAGCCCCGCACCGACGGCGACGTTCCTTGCACGCTCTTCCGCAGTTTCTGCCGGGGCTATGCCGCCAAGCGTGCCGCCGACAACGGCATTCGTCGTATCAGGGCCGGGGCCACGGCTGAACATCCGGCCCAGTGCTGCCATACCGGGGCCAATGGCCTGCGCCGCTTTAGATACCCCCGCGCCAATGATTTCCCCCGGACCAAAGCCGCCCGCAATATCACCGGCAAAGGCTGCGAGAGGCTGCTGACGACGGCCCTCTTCAAGCTGTGCGCCGAACTCCCGGTTGACCATGCCAGGCACAAAGAACGCCGCAGCATTAGCCGCTGACAATCCTGCCGCCTCATCCGCAAGCACAGTGCCTTCCCGTTCAAATACCCGCCGCCCGCCTTCCTGCTGGGCAAGGCCTATTGCAGGCGCGGCAAAGGCCATCTCCAGCGGGTTGCTGACACCCATACGCCCCGCAGCGCGCTCACCTTCCGCACGGCCCGCCGCAGTCGCCTCGCGGTCGATGTCCCGCGCACGGGCCTCAGTTGCAGCCTGCTCGCGTCCGTAGCGGGCAAGGTAATCCTGAACGCTTTCGTTCGGGGCCTTGGTCCCGTATTTCTGCTTCATGAACGCATTGATTTCCGAACGCGGCATCGTGTCAGGAAAGGCAAACTTCCTGCCGTCCGGTCCTTCCACGACGATCTTCGGCATTATTCTGTCTCGCCGGTTTCGGGGTTGTAGCGAAGTTGCTGCGTTGCGGCGATTGCGGCACCGGCAACGCTTGGCCGCACGAGCACACGGGCAACAAACCTCGCGCGGTTCTCGTTCATTTCCTGCCCGCCAATGCTGCGCTGAACAATCCTCAAGGCTTCCTGCGCATCCCGTCCGCGTGACTGTGTCAGGACCGTTGCAATCTCATCCAGAATGCCCCGATCGCGGGCCATCATCGCTTCTTCAGTCGTGGCTGAAAGCGCCCGCGTCAGGTTTTGGGTTGCCTTCAGCGGGCCATCTCGCAGCAAGGATTGCAGGATACCCGGCTGGGTTTCCCCGCGTATCGTCTGCATAATGTCGCCGCGCCGGAACGTGGCAGAGTTAGGGTTGACCGCCGCACGCAGTTCAACGGCGGCAATCTCCTCATCCAGCTGGCGGATGAAATCACGGGCAGGCCCAGGCCCCACAATGGTTTCCAGCTTCTCGCGGAAGTCCGGGCTGGTCATCTGCTTGGTAAGCGATTGCAATTCCCTGGCATCGCGGTTCGGATCAGACGCAAGTTGGCCGATCCTGGCCAGCTTATCGTCAATTGCGTTACGCAGGCCAATCTGCGCGGCTACGCGCTCGGGCGGGGTCATGTCGCCCAATGCGTTGCGAACCTGCTCGCGGGTGAGCGTTCCGCCGAATGCCCGGTAACCAATATCCGCCGCGTTGATTTCTGAAATCGTATCGGCTGCGGTATTCAGCGCGGTGCGGTATTCAGGGACCACTTCGCCAAGGGTGTCACGTATATCGCGTGACAGGTTCCCCACGCTCCGTCCGTAACCCGTGACGCCGCCCATCGCGCCGCGCCCCTCGCTGCTTTCAACGATGTCCGCCAATGCGCGGCGGATGTAATCAAACTGCCGAACGTCAGGCAGGCGGGTGAATGTCACCGTGCCATCATCCGCGACGTTCGCCATGATCTGCGGGCTTCTGACGCCCTCAACGCGCATCAGTTCGTTAGCCCTGTTAATTGCGCTCATCGGCACACGGTCAAGCATGGCCTGAAGATTGCGGCCAGCCGCGCCAGAATAGTCAATCGGGACCGCATACGCCGCATCATAAACCCGCGCACGCTCCGGGGCCGATGCTAGGCGGATACCTGCCGCCTGCGTTTCTCGCCCGCGCGGAACGCCCAGCACCTGATCCATGAACGCGTTGAACCGCTGCGATCCTTGGGTAACGCGCGCCTCAATGGCATTGCGGGCCTGACGCTTTGCGCCGGGTCCGCCCGCCTGCATGGCAACGTCAAGGAAATCACGCAGCACAGGGCTGGCGTCTGCAAGCATCGAGGACGGACCTGCCCGCTGCAATGCCGCTACAGCCGCGTCGAAGTCTTCGGCCTGCAAGGCAGAACGCAGCACCGTTGCCGTCTCGCGGCTGACGCCCAGTTCCTGAGCCAGCCGGGTATCATCTACCCGTCCGATGTAGTTGCGTGCGTTGATCATGACTTCTTCCGCTCCGGGCGGAACCGCGCCCGCTACTGTGCCAATAGCTGCGCCAGTCAGGCCGCCGGTAACAGCGCCTTGCAAGCGTTGGCCTTCCTCGGCCAAGCCTGCGCCAGTTGCTGCGCCTTCAGCAGCGCCGACAACACCGCCGCGTGTCACGCCTGAAGCAATCTGTGCGCCCGGTGTGGCTCCTCTTGCAGTAACGGCGCCCAACAGTCCCGGCGTAGCAAGTGCGCCAGTCACGCCGCCAGCAATCTGCAACCCAGTGCTTACGGCAGGCGCAACGCGCTCAGTCTCAGCTTGCGCGCCGCGCACAATATCCGTGCCAGACACGCCCATCTGCGTCATTGCCGGGGTCTGGGTAACTGCGCCTAGCGCCTCATCAATTGCCCCGCCAACAAACGGCAAGCCTTTTAGGAACTGCAACGCGCCCGCTGCAACCGGGTTTTTGGCTGCAAAGTCGGCGCCCATCGCCTGCCCGACATCGCGGTTCATCAAGCCCACAAACGCCGCTTCCTGCCGCAAAGCTTTCGCTTCCAGACTTGCCGCTGAAAGCTCTAAAACATCCGCACCCTTTTTTCGCTCCGCCGCTTGTGGAATGCCTGCCGAAAGCGCGCGTGTTTGCAGGAATTTCTGACGCTTCCTTGCCGCTTCCGCACGGCTGGCCTCTGCGGCCTTCAGGGGCTTCAGCAGCGTCTCGATCTGCTTAGGGTCCGACGTTGCCATGTTTCCGGCAACCAGCACCTGTGCACCGTTCGGCCCTTCCAGAAGACGGGCGCCGCCGGGTAATTTGCGCACCTCACGATAAGCGGGCGCTTGCTGGGGGGGAACTGGCGGGGATGGTGTAGCGGCAGGCGCACCCGAATATGCGCGCTTGATCGTGATGCTTATCACGTCATCCGTAGTTCCTTCGGGGAACTCAAATTCCTGCCCGTCCGGCCCTTCGATAATTACCGGACCTGCCATTATTTGATTTCCCTGCCCTGCGCGTCAAACTTCCGGCGCCCGCCTGTTGCCCCGCCGCCGCCCGTGCTGAACTCTGCCAGCGGGTTGTTAAGCGCGCGGATTTTCTCGCGGTATTGTTCGCGGGTTATTGCGCCATCTATTACAGCATCCGCCAGTTCGCCTTCGCGCACGAGATATTCGTTCATTGCCAGCATTGTGCTGATAATCTTGCGGTTGCCTTCCGGCGTGTTGATAAGGCGGGGCAGCGAAGACTTGAACAGCGCGACATCGCGGTCAGACATCGTTCCCGAACCGGGAGGACGCTGCGCTGGCACAAGCTGGTTAATCAGGGCTTCCGTTGCCTGAATATTCGACAGGCCCTCAGTTGGAACACCTATATTTCCAAGCACGTTTTTAACTGCCGCCTCGGCGCCGGACGGGCTTGCGGCCAGTTCCGTCTGCAAGGCTGACAATGTCTGGCGATTGCGCCGCGCGGTCTGGCCCTGCGTCGATACCGCCATGATATTTTCGGCCTGGCCTTTACCTATAGCCGTTTCAAAGGCTCCGGCTTCCCCGCCAACGTTAATCTGCGCAATTGGCCCACGTTCGGCCCCGCCCTGCTCCATAAACGCTTGGTATTCTGCCGTCCCCGGCTGAAGGCCTGCCTGTTCAGCCCGAAGTTGAAGCGTGCGAAACGCTTCCGGGGCTTTTTCAGGCGGAGGCATGATTGTCGTTGCAAACGTCTCAAACTGCTTAGGGTCCATCAGGTTTGCCAGCACGGGCAACACGGCTGCGACCGGCGCCATAGGGTCAACGCCCATTTCCGCCTGAATGCTTTTCAGCGATGCTACCTCGTCCGCCTTGCCTGCCGCCTCTGCTGCCGCAATCCGCTCTTCCAGAAGCTTGGCGCCATATTCGGGGCTGTTCTTCATTGCGGTTGCAAGCGTGACCAGTTGACGGATTTCACCGTCTTTCTGGGCCTGGCTCTTCATGCTGAACGAGGACTGCACCTGCTCGGCGATCTCAGGATATTGGCTGTTCAGGCGAAGGACATCGTCAACGGTTGCCGTGCCTGCCGTAAGCCGCTCGGTAAAGCTGGCAAGATCGCCCTGCATCGCCTTTGCTTTGGCCTGCTCCTCCTGCAACTTGGCCTGATTGGCCTGATATTGCTGCATTTCCATGTCGTAAAGCTGCGTTTCGCGCTCGCCCTGAACGCGCTGCTGTTGGAATTGCTGGCCCTGCTGATACCCGGCCAGAGCCATTTGCAGCGGGTCTTGAACGGCGATCCGGTAATCAAACGGCTGCATTTTCAAGCCCCAGTCTTGAGTAATCGACCATCAGGAAACCCAGCGGATGGGTGATAACTGCATCCGGATGCGTCTCGATGACTTCCTGCGCCATGACGCCTTCGCGCTTCGTGCCCGGTTCATCCCATACGTAACGGTAGGAATACCAAGCCAGCCCATTGCGCTCGCCCATAGGCTCAATGTCGGCCTTCAGGCGGATGTCGGACGGAAGAATGGAAGGGCCGGTTGAAATAGTGCCCAGACCGACCGGCGTCTGCACGTTCGTAAGCATCTGGTCAAAGCCCGCTGGCGGCGCTGCGGGTGGTCTGCCAAACCCGCCCATACCTGCCGCAAGGCCGACGCTGCCTGCGATATTGCCCCACATGTTTGCGGTTGCTTGCCCGCGTGCGAGGGCAGCACCGGCCTGTGCCTGGCCGATCTGGCCGTATTGGTTGGAAATGTTCTGGCCAAGTTGCATCCCGGCATTTCCAACACCTGCCGCTGCATTCTGGCCCATTGAGACCATGCCGCCAAGACGGGAGTATTCATCGCGGATCAGGCTGGACAGGATTTCAGGGCGGAACCTTGCCAAGGCGGATTGTGTGTTTCCGCCCCTCAGCCCGCCTGTTGCAGAGGCTGACTGAAGGATACCTTCTTCACCAGCCCTCACCAGCGCGCCATACTCAGCGCCGCTGGAAATCTGCTGGATCATGGATTGTTGAGCTTCCTCACCGGAAAGCCCCGTAAGCGCATTGTATCGGGAGAGCGCCGTGGTGCCGGACTGCACGTATGGCGCCATAAGCTGCTGCACGGCATCAAATTGCCTGCGCTGCTCGGCGATGCTTTGGTCTGCCGCCTGTTGCTGTGCGCGGGAAGCTGTTCTGGCGGCGCTGCTTTGCGCCCGCGAAGACATCACCCCGCCAACGATGGCGCTTCCGATGATTGCTGTTGCCATGAATGTCATGCTGCGCTCTCCAACGCTAACGGCGATTTCTCAATAAATGCCGCCTCGATTTCTTCAGCGGTGGTCAGGTTCGTCGCGATCACATTCAGCCAGACCGTGTCCTCAATGGCGTAAATCACTTTGCGGTCCGCCTCGCCGACGAAAATATGCGGCGCAACAAATATGTTCACGTCCCCGCTCGCAATCACGACCACCATCCCCTTGACTATCATGTTGATGTTGGGAACGCGGTGCCTGTGGCCTAAACCTAGCATTCCCTCCGGCATGTGGCGCTCCCGGATGCAAATCCCAGGACCGAAATGGTGGAAAACCGGGCATTCCACCTGCGGGTATTCTAGCATCTCTCGTTCTAATTCCTCAAGGTCAAGCGAGGCGATTAATTCAGCCTGCTCGTCCTGCGATAAAGCACGTATCTCGTTCACCCTGTCACCTCGCGCCCGCTTACCCGGATCGTAATCGCTGCCGCAGCACTGGCCTGCGTGATGATCCGGTCCCCGTTCTCCAGCCATTGCCCGCAAGCCTCCGGGCATGAATAACTCTCCCCGCTAACAAGCTCGCGTGCAAATAATACCCTGTTCCCACCCCCTGGCGACTGCCCGTTAGGAACCAGCCAGATCGAAAGTGTTGCAGTAATGCCACTGTTATTCGTGGCCAGAAAGCGGTCGATGCTGACCCGGCCACCTGACACAGTGTATTGAACCGTCTGGCTGTTTTCTGCGTATTTCGTCTGGATCAGGGGTTTAGCGACTACGGTCATGGGGATACCTGTGTAACGGCTAGGTGCGCTGCGGGGGCTGCGGGGGCAAAGGCGGTGGCCGCTTCAGCATTCAGGAACAGGGCCACATCATCCACGGCAAAGAATGCCTCCACGTAATCGCCTGCGCTCACTTCAATGAACTCCGAACGGAACATCGAGGCAAACGCATTATTCCCCGTCTCGGTCTCTATGCCTGCGCTGTTAGCAATTGCCGCACCGTTCTTCGAAAACCAGAGCCATAGGTTCTTCGCTGAAGCTGAAGTGCTGGATAGCTGTGCGAACAGGTCGAATTTATACACCCCGTCGCGCTCGATCACAATCCGGCTGGCAGGGCTTCCAATGCTGACGCCCTGTGCAATCCCCGCGCTGTCCCATGTGATGGCCGTTGCCGTGTTGATTGCCCCTGCAACCTGATCGGCGCTCTTGATCAATTCGGCATAGGCAAAACGGTCAAGCCGGTCCTGTATCCGTGATGCCCATGAAAGCGCATCGAGCGCATCGCTTCCCGCCGGATCAAGCGCAAGCCCGTCCACATCAGCACGCAATGTAACAAGCTCGGCAGGCTGTTCTGATGTCGCCTGGCGGAACAGGTCTTCAAACGCCCGGATAGCCTCCGGGTCATTGTTCACGATCTTGGCGATCTGATCACGGGTAAGCCTGCGTGTTGCCATCAGAAATTAAGCGCCTCGATCCTGGCTTCTAACCGCGCGAAGCTAAGGAACGCATCCGAGTTGCCCCGGAACCGCTGTGCGCGCCAGTTCCTCATATTTCCCTGTTGAAACCATACCAGACGCTTGGACCTGTTTCCGGCCTGCCCTGCGTTGATCCATTTGGGCTGCGACCAGTTTACGCCGTCGGTCGTGTATTGCGTGTAGATTTTCGGTTCGGGGCCAAGCGCATTGCGCCCCGTAAGTGCCACCAGTTCAAGTTCATGGATGATTGCGCCGCGCCCCTCGTTATAAAGCAGCGTGGTCGAGAACTCCCAGCCAACGGGTTCGCCCCAATGGGTGGAGACGCTTTCGGTCAGGTAGCCGACAGAGGCCGTCAGGGTGTCCGCTACGTTCCAGCGGTCATAGGCCCAGATCATATCCGAGACCCGCCAAGTGCTCAGGTAATCCGTGCCAGATGACAGGATGAACCACACCGGCTGACCCAGTTTCTGGCTGACAGCGGGGTCATATACAATCGTCTGGTCTGGAAGGTGCAGAACCAGGTGCTGGTAATCCCTGCCAACACGGGCCTCAAGGAAGGACGTGGCTAGCTGGGTTTCGGTATAGGACTGAAGTATGAGGTCAATATCAAGCGTGCTGATCTTGGCGGCTTGGCCGTTTGCAGCAAGCCATACCGCCGGGGCTTCGTTACGGCCTGATCCCAGCATGGCAACCGCGTCGATGAACTGGCACGCGGTATGTGGGCCAAACGTGCCCTTGCTGATTTGTGCGCCCTCGATCCGCTGGAATGGGAAACCCGTCGTTCCGATGTTGTCGAAGATTTCGGTCGTGTGTCTGTTCAGAACGTAAGCCTCGTTCCTGATCTTCACGAGCGACTTCAGCGGATCGGGGTCAGCTTCCGACGAGCCATATTTCAGCGGGTCGATGGCAAAGGGGTCATTCAGTTCGGTGATGATGATGAACTCATCGTCAATGAACATGAAATACCCGTCGATCCAGATGCCGTCCTTTACGCTGCCAAGGTCCGGGTCGGTGATCTGGGTCAGGGTCGTGCCGTCATAGAGATACGCATCCGGCTCGGACACGATGGCCAGCTTGTCGAAGCTGTAGGTCATGGTGACCCGTGCAGTGCCGGGAATGGTGCCAATCGTGGTCACTGTGCCATCCTGTGCCACAGATACGAAGCTTTCGCCCATCACGCGGTATACGACGCCGTTCCAGAGGATGCCGCCCCGGTTGATGCCTGGCCCCGTCCCATTTCCGATAATCCCGTCCGCAGGCCGGAGATAGCCCGTGCTGATGCCCTGATCCAAGGCGACCGGGATCATATTATGCGGATAGTTCGCCCGGAAATCGGCCTGATTATCAGTGAAAATCCCCGTAAGGAGAGGTATTTGCATCACTTATACTCCCGATGCGTCACAGGCTCACCCTTGGCCAGTTGATGCGCGTGGCCGAGTTCGTGGCTTATGAGCGGATGCAGATCGCGCGGCAGCACGAGCGTGATTGGCCCGCCGTCCTTGGTGTATGCGCAGCCGTGGCCACCCGTGGGGATTTGCCCGGAAATGGCTTGCAGTTGGGCACAGCGGATGGCTACGGCTTCGGGGGACTTCCACTCGACTAGGGTTACGATGTCGCCTGTGAGGCGCTCCGGAGGCTGACCAGCGAGGGCAACGTCTACAGGGCGTGTCAGGGCGCATCCGGTAAGGATGGCTAGGGCGGGCCAGAGGATGAAGCCTAGGCGGTCGGTCATGGCGCGGTGTCCAAAAAATACGATGCGGCAAAACCAGTAAAAGCGTAAAATAGAACTAGGCACAGAACCGCAGTAGCGAACATGTCGCCCGCACTTGGCTGACGCAGCTTTCTTATTTCGCACGGGCAAAGAGCTGGCTTCCAAGAGCAGCCGCAGGGACGGTCGGTCATGTGGTGACCGTTTGGAGTTGGGCGTCTGTTAGGGCGGAGTTGAAGACGGCAACCCTGCGGATGTAGCCGTTAAAGAACTGAGAGCTGCCACTATCGTTGCCGATTTCTAAGCTTGTTGGCATTGTCCACGTATTTGCGTCGGTTGCCGGAGTTAGTCCGTCTGCCGTTACTCGGCGCGCAGAGCCTGATATGGACGACGCGCCCTTGCACACTCGATTTACTACTGACGTGATTGTTTTTGACAGCGCAGTCGCGCCGTTGAATGTCACAAGGGCAGTTGCCGATGTGAGCGCAAGCCCCGTGCCCGCAGACGCCCTTGAGCCGATAATTCTAGGGGCACCTTCAATGCCTTGGTTTTCAAACTCAGCCCAGTAGCTGTGTCCGGCGAATGTTGCGGTCGTATAACTCAGGCTATCACCCGCCCTAGTCGCAGAGGCTGCAACGGTCGGGATGGGAGAGCTTACAAAACCGCCAAGTTCAAGCTGGGCGCCCCAGATGAGAAGGTCAGCAGTGTTAGATTGCGTCGGTGTCTGCCCGCCACGCAATTGCACCATAATGCTTGCAGCGGTGCCGGTTGTTGTCGCGGTCGCAACAAATCGTTGCCACGCCGACGTGACTACGATCTGATTGCCACTCCCGCCGATAAAGTCGCCGCCAAAACTGCAATTTACATTTCCACTTAGCGAGCGAATGTAAAACGATATTGTGTAGACGGTTGAGTTGCTGACAGTTATCGACTGCTGTAGGATCGAGCGATCACTGGTCGTTGTGCCACCATTGAGCGCAAATTGCACCCGATCCGCTGTCGTCGTGCCGTCTGGTGCTACTCCATGATTAGCCGTTACCACCGGAACGCTTCCAACGCCGTCGCTGATTTTTCCCCACGCCGCGTTGTCAAGTGCTTGAGAATGCAGAGCGATGTTCGTCCGGCTCCCCTCAATCAGCACACCCCGATCCCCGCGACGGAGAGCGCCAGAGCCAAACAGCGTCAGCGTCCCGTCTGCGTTCTGGTAGTAGCCCGTGCTCGCCCGCGTGAAGCTGTAGCCCGTCGCCTGCGTGACGTTGCCGACGTCTACAGAGGCATACAGGGCGCGGTTGTTGATGAAATCCAGCCAATGATAAGGGGCGACACCGCCGAGATAAATCGTCGCCTGATTGAGCAGGTTAGCCCCGCCAACGCCAGAACCCCTGCCCCTGTCCCGGAACCGGCTGCGGCCTAACACTAGATGCCCTCGCCAGGAATGACGTGCAGGCTCGTCGTGCCTGATGCCGTGATGGCTGACACCGTGTTCATGTCGCCGTCCTTGTTAATGCTGACTTGAGAACCGCCGAGAACCGGATAATCCGCAGTCGTTGCCGCAACCGTGCCCGTTGAGACACGCACATAGCAGGGCGTTGTTCCGAGATTAGTCAGGACGAGCGACATGCTGCCCCGCCCGATTGTGATCGGTGCGCTCGTCGAGGTCACGCTGATTGTCTGCCCCTGCGTGTAAGCCGGGTTAAATGTTTCGATAGCCATTATTCTTCTCCTTCGATGCCGGGGGCAATCCAGTGCAAATCGTTATGCAGCTTCGTGTGCAAGGCAATCTCTTCAGGGCTGGCAAGGCTCAGCATCAGTTTGCCATTCAGTTCAAGGTATAGGGACCAGAGCCTGGCCTGCATCGCCTGCGCACTTTCACCGGGTTCCGCAAGCAGCCGCAGCGCATCAGGGACCGCGTCCATCGGGTCCGGCGTCAGGAACGGGGGGATTGCCACATCTTCCGGCTCATCCATGTGTCCGACCTGCATGCCTGCCTCCTGCTGGATTTCGCCAATGTGCTGCATCAGCCGGGGAATGTAATTGGTCAGCACCTTGCCGACCTGTTCCATTTCCTTGGCCAGGGCTGCAATGCCAACAGCCTCCGCACCTTCACAGGCTTCCGAAGCTGCCGTCAGCGCGGCGCTTTCCTCTGCTGCCCTGCCCTGTAGGGCGATCAGGTCATGGGCAATCTGTAGCGTAGTTGACGGGATCATGTGGCATTCCCTTTGTGTCTGTAGATCATGTCAGGCCCGTCCCGGAGATTGTCCACAGCGTTGAGTCCACCTTCAGAAGACGTGCCGTGCCCCATTGTGCAAGCGTTCGCGTGCCCGTAGTGCCGCCCGGTGACAGATACATCGTGTCGGTCGTAATGGCGATGGATACCGAAAGCGTTGCAGCGTTCCAGAACGTGATAACTGTGCCAATGGGATAGGCAACCGAAGCATTGGCCGGGATCGTCCACGTGTGGCCACCCGCACCGAAGGCCACGACAGACTTGCCAGCATCCGCCAGCACCAGCGTGTAGTTTGCATCTTGCCGGTTGCGGGGTTCGCCGCGAAAGCCAATCGTCCGTTCGTTTGTCGGGCCGGGAGGATCAGACGTAAACGAAAAATCGCCAGCCGCAGCAATCGTAAGGCGCTGCACATCATTTGTGATCAGGATAAGGGGCACGTTATTAGACGAACCCAGCGTCACTGATGTGCCAGCAATCGCCCGGTAAATCGCATTAGCGCCGCCAGTTGCGTCAGTAATTGATATTCCGGGCGAGCCTGAATAGTTAATGGCAACCTGAGACGTGAACGTTTTTGCGCCGCCAACAGACTGCGCCCCGGTCGTCTGCACCAGAGCGCTCGCCTGTATTCCGTCCACCGTATCCGCATCGAGGCCAGAACCCGCGCCGTCTACCGTGATCAGCTTGGCCAGCACGTCCGCAGCAGTGTAACCCAGCGTGGTCTGGCCAGCGGCCTGGTTGGCGTCGTCCAGAAACGTACGCGCAAACGCCGTGATTGGCGTCAACGCCGCAACATCCTGCGCCGTCGTGTATATCATCCGGTCAGCCGTGGTCGTCGGACCCAGCGCGGCAATCGAGGTCAGCAGCTCGTCCGATGGCTGGTAAGGACCACCCGCAAGGCTGAAATAATCCGCCATGTCCGCTGCTGTAATCGCCCGCGTGGCCTGCGAGGTATTCTGCCAGATGACGAATTTATCGGCGTCCACAATCGTGTCCGTCGTGTTCAGTTCGTTGATTGTGCGGCTCACTCGTCAACTCCGATTTCTAGGTTACCGTCATCACCCACGCCCAACGGGTTAACAGGCGGATCAAGGAACGGGCTCGTATAACCGCGCCAGTATTTATGACCCGCACCCGCAGGAACCGCCATGTTGTCGATCTGCATTGGCACCGGCTGGGCACTCTGACCTAGCAACGTCTTGTAGCCAATGCTGGCCAGCGATTTGGTATCAGGGCTTGGCGTCTTGCCATACTGAGGCGCCAGACGGACCGCAAGGTTCAGGTAAAGGGCTTCCAGCGCAGTATCAGGCGCATTGCTGTCCGCATCAATCGAGGATGTCGCGTAACTTGTGGGCAATGGCCATGCCAGCCTGATGCCCTTGTTCTCCCATTGCGCTATCATGGCATCAAGGCGTCTTAGCGCGCCTTCCCATTGCTCCGGCAACAGGTCGAACGTGTAGGACGCAAGGCCTAATTCGCTGAATGCCTGCCCGATAATGTCACGCTTGGTCCAGCCCATCGGATGTCTCCCTCAGTGCGGCAAGAGCGTCATCAATCTTCTTCAGCAACGTGCTGTCAGAGTGCTTGTGATGCACCGTGATACCGAGATCAGCGCACTTCGCTTCGATCTCCTCGCGGGTCGGCGGGGCATCCAGAGGCGGCAGGGACGCTTCGGGCGCCTCAACCGGGGTGGGCGACGGCTGAGGCGCTTTCCATGCCTCCACCGCCCCTGGAATTGTCGGATACCAGCCATCAGTCACAGCGGCATCAAATTCAGCCTGATCGCTCGCGGGGCGGATCGCAAACGTGTAGCCATCACCCGGCCATGTGCCGGGACACTGATACAAAAATACCGGGAACTGGGTCATTTCATCCCTCCATAGGAAATGGGGCGGCTGTTACACCGCCCCATCTTATCAGGCGAGACGGTAGGTGACGAACGTGTTCGCCGCCGTCTTGCGGGTCCGGAACCGGCCCGCGTTGCCGTAAACCGCACCCGTTGTGGAGTGCGCCGACGCCACAACCATCGCACCCTGCACCGTGTGGTCAGCTCCGGCTGTAACCGTGATCGTGTCCGCAGCCGCAGCCGAGAGGTTAATCAGGGTCCAGTCAAAATACTCATCCACAACGAACGAGGTCGATGCATCCAGAAGCGTGCCCGTTGGCAGGGTATAAGCCGCCGTTGCACCCGCAGCATGCGTGCCGGTGATCAGGCCGGTCGTCAGTTCCGCAGCGGTCAGGGTGACTGCCACGGTCTTGGCGATAGGCGTGACCTGAATGCCACTGTTGGACGTCCGCCACTGCTGAACAACCGGGTCGGTCCCGATCTCATACAGAACCGGCAAACCGCCCGCCGCTTCGATCAGGATCGTTGCGCCGCCGGTATAGGTGCCGAACACCGTCTGGCCGTTGATAACCGTGCCAAGCAGGGTCGTCACGTTCGGGTAGTTCGGGAATGCCGACGTGCGGGACACGTTGGCAAGGCCCTGCGTCCAGACTGCAACCTTCTGGGTAGCCGTCAGGGTGATGGAAACAGTGCCATCAGGCGAAAGAAAAAGGCTCATGGTCTTGTCTCCTATCAGGTCTGGCTGAACATGATGACGCCGCTCATCATGGGCTGTTTGTTAACAACCCCATAGAGCGTATCAAGGCGATACTTGGTCCGCATCGTGTTGATGTCATACTGTTTTTGCATGACAAGCTCGATGCCCTGGTCGGTCGATGCACGCATCACCGCAGCACCGGCATCATTCGGAACCGCATAACGGCCCGGAAGGATTTCAATGCTGTCCTTGAACCAGAACGGGTTCACGAAATTCGTGACCGTGTTCAGGAACGTGATACCTGCGTTGCTTGCAGCCGAGTTGACCACACAGTTCTGATACTGGATTTCAGCATCCGAACCGCCCTGCGCCGAGATGATCGGCGGGGAGATGACCAGCGTGGTGCCACCAGCCGGAACCGAGATCACGCGGAAGGTCATCGGCTGGCCGGTGTCCTGCTTGGTGATCAGGTGGACAGAGTTCACGTTCGCAATCGTGAACGCATCGCCTGCCGCCACGTTCGTGGTCGAGGTGACCGTGATCGTCTGGTAACGGTTGTCCACGTTCGACGTTTCACCCGTCGAAGCAACTGCCGTAGCCTTCGGAACCCAGTAGTTACCACCAGCGACGAGCGTACTCATCGTGATGCCGCCGCCGCCAGCCGCAGCCGTTTTGCGGTTAGCATAGTCCAGCTTATAGGTTTCGAACGATGCAACCCGGCCAACAGCACCCGCACGCAGGGCCTGATCCGAGACGCTGTTGCCGAACGAACGGGATGAACCCTGAAGGTTATTCGCCATGCCGTTATAGTCACGGGTGGACAGAGCGAGGTAGCGGTCTTCCATCTGCACGCCGCGCTCGTTCATGATCGCTTCGCACTGGGCAACGTCATCGAAGCCCGTAGCAGCCGCAGAACGCTTCACAAAAAGCGTGCCCTGGTTTGCTGCCACGTTCATCACGCTGACGTTGATGTCACTGGCCAGCTTCTGCTTTGCAGCATCGCCGAGGCGACCTTCCTGCAGAGCGTCACGCAGTTCAGTGGCCGTCAGCACGAACGGCACAGACCGCTGGAAGCCGATGGTCGCAGGGACTGCAAGCTGGGTGTAGTCGTCAAAATTGGTGGTCATGTCCGTGCCAGCATAGCTGGTAGCTATGTAAGGCTGGGGACGCCACATGACGTTATTGGTGCGTTCCATGACCGACTGGTCGGTATTGAACACTGCCACATTGCGGGACAGGACGAGCGCGTCCTGAAAGCCTTCGAGGATGTTTTCGAAGGCAACACGTTCCTCTTTACTGAAAGCGTTTGCCATTTATTTGTTACCTTTCAAGGTGTTAGCGAGTCCCGCATATCCTCTTTCGAAGAGATACTCGGCAGCTTTGAGCAGAACTTCAGGGTCATCTTTCATGTGTCCCATCGCCTGATTACAGGCACGGCACAGAAGTCCGCGAACTTCTCCGGTGTGGTGGTTGTGATCCACGGCAACGGACGAAATTGTACGGCCCCTTGGTTCCATCGGAATGTCGCAAATTGCGCACTTGCCATCCTGCTTGGACCACATCGCATTGAAGCAATCTGGCGTCAGGTTGTAGTTGTCTCGCAGGTTGCGCTTCCAGTAGGATTTCTGGGTTCCCTCGCGGGTCCGGTATTCCTTATGGTATTCCGACTGATAGGCTTTGATCGCTTCGGCATTCTTCTCGCGCCATTGTTTTTGGTACGAGCGGATATGCTCAGCGTTGGCTTGTCGCCAAGCCTTCATGCGCTCTTGCTTGCTTTGTCTCTCAGTCTGAGAAGACATTGGCACTCCTGTTTAGGCGCCCCGCTTGCTTTTTAGCTGGTTTTTGTAGGCGATCACTTTCGTGTAGTCGCCCGTCTTTTCAGCGGCTTCGCGGAGCTTGTTGAGTTGGGTTTCCGAGCCAGGCGAAGGGGCTGAGCCTGTAATTCGCGTTTCTGGTGCGGAGGCGGGTTTACGGGATTGTGTTCTCATCTGCGTCTCCATGCGCGCGACCGCGAAAATAAACTCGACAGGGTCCGAAAGTTTCGCCAGCTCTTGCAGGCGCTTTTCGTCTTTACCAATGGCATACAGCAAAAGTGCCGGGTCTTTTGCATGGGCCAGGACTACACCGCGCTGGGTATCATTCAGCGCATCGAGAACCGTTTCTTCCACATCTGCGAAGTCCTTGATCTTCCCAATGACTTCAGCCTTCCGTGTCGAATAGGCCTCAAACTTGGAATTGAAATACTCCTGGCGCTTGGCCTCGGCGTCTCTCGCTTCCGCTGCCTGCCGGTCGGAAACGATCTTGCGTTCCTTCCATGCATCCAGCTTGCGTTCAAAAAGGTCAGCATCGTAATCGCAGCTTTCCAGCGTCGGCTTTGGTCCCAGTTGCGGCGTTTGTTCTCGCGGTTGGGCCTGTGCCAGTTGCTGTTCTAAAACACGGATTTTCTTTGCTTGTTCCCGGTTCTGTTTCCGGACGTTCCGCAGCCATTCGGGGGCCTTGGTGTCCTCGTCCTGCTGAGGCGGCGTTTCCTCACCGATTGTAACAATCAGTTCTTCCTCTTCCGTGTCGTCCGGGGCGGCTTTGTTCTCACCCTCGGTCGTCTCGTCTTCGGCCTCAAGGTTATCCGGCGCTACGTCCAGTTCCTCAAGTTCCTGATCTTCAATCACTGCCTTATCCATTGGTACCCCTCTCAGCGTTGTCCGGGCGCTGGTTCCCGTAATTCTTTAAGGACTTTCAATGCGTCCGATTTGCCCTGACTGTCAATATCAGCCAGCGTCTTCGCCGTAGCTGCTTCCGTGTTGGCAACTTTCGCGACGTTGAGCGCAGCCTGCGTCTTGGATTTCTCAGCCTCTGCCAGCAACAGGGCGGCATTAGCATCCGGTTCCTGTGCCTGAAGTTCGGCTTCCATCGCCTGCATTTCTTCTTCGTTCGGCTCAACGGCGCCCATCTTCACCAAGCGGGTGCGGAAGAACTTGCGGACATCCTTAAGCCCTTCGCCCTCCATGTTCATCATGGCCATCGAGGTCAGCACCGTGCTCATCTCCGGATCATTCTGGGCGAACTGGAGCATTCCGACCAGTGACCTGACTGTGCCGGCGCGCTTGCTTTCGGAGGATGGCCCAACGGTTACCGCAACGTCAAACTTGGCCCGCTCAAGGTCATTCGCGTAAACCGTGGCGCTGGTTTCCTCGTCGATGGTCGGCGTGTTCAGCACGATCCCGGCTATGTCATTGTTCTCGGCGACGGTCTTCATTTTCCGGCCACGCTCAACATAGACATCCCTCGCCATGCCCAGCCAGATTTCCCCGCAACGCTTCACGGCCTTGGCCATGTTGCTCATGTAAATGAAGTTATTCTGGTCAACGCGGGTCTGGATCAGTTCAATCGCTACCCCTGAGATGTTGGGCGTCATCTGCTCGGCAGCGTCCTGCATCCCCATCAGGTCAGCTACGTCCTGCTCGGTGATCTGGAGCAATGCTGCGAGGGGCTGGGGAATGTCAGGCGGCTCAGAATACCCGATTGGCCCCATCGGCTGCTCATTGCCCTGGCCATCAGTGACGGGGTTCAGCAACAGGTAGCGATAGTTCTCGACGTTGTCATTGCCCCAGACGTTCTCATGGCCAGCGATCTGCTCCGGGGTCATGATCGGCTTGCGGGCAGCAGAATAAGCACTGATCTCGGCCAGCTTGCTAAGCTGCATGTTCTTCAGGCGCTGGCTGTCTTTCGCCAACCTCACCGCGCCCATGAACCGTTCCTTGTTATCCACGAACCACCGCTTGCCATAAACCGGCACGATGGGGATATGCGATCCGGCGATGTATCCGCTGTCTTCCAGCACACCGCCGCCGCTGAGTATCCATTTGTGAACCTTGCGGCGCTTGATGCTTTTCTCCCGAACCAGCGTCATGCCAGTCGCAGCTATCATCAGCGCGGTTTCCTCGTCTTCCAGATCGTCGCGGGTGTATTCCTCCTCGTTGCCCAGAACGTCGGCGTAAACGAATATCTTCTCTTTCCGCTTCTCGACTACGTAATATTCCGCAACGTAAATGGCGTCCTCGGTTGACCAGTCGAATTGCGTCATCTGCACCGATTTAGGCCAGGTTGACGGATCGTCATTGTATTCAGCCTCATAGGCTTCCGGGGTCATTGCGGTCAAAACAAACGCAAACATCGCATCGCTTTTGTCCTGGCGCTTGCTGTTCAGGTCGAAGAACACCGTCGAATCGGCATCAAAGATCGGCTCAAAGCGAATGCGTTGATAGTCTTCCTCTTCCTCATCCTCGGCGTATTCATCCTCTAGCTCAGTGCGAAGTCTCCACGCCCCGAACCCGCCACCGACCGCTTCCTCGAAAGCATTGTCCATTGCCTCTTCGGCATGGCTGTCGATCTCATCGGCCCGGTATAGCCCGTTGCAGGTCTCAGCCAACTCATCCGCTTCGGTGCCGTCCTTCGGGATATACTCAACGCTGATACGGTTGTTCCGATACTCGTTGATGATCCGCATCACGCCGCGATGCACTTTATTGACTTCGATCCGGGGTTTGTTGCCCCAGTCGCGGAACATGCTGCCTTCCCACTGGGCGCCCGCAATGCTGTAGAACCGGCGATCCTCAAGGGAACACAGGCGCTCATCCCGCAGCGTGCTTTCGATCTGGTAGAAACGCTGGAGCGCCTCGTTATGGACGCCCGCCCAGATTTCGTCTTTGGTCTTGGCCATTCAGGCGCCTTTCGCTTTCTGGTTACCGCTTTGAGCACCCCGTTTGGTCTCAGCCCGGTGTTTTGCGTGTTGAGGTTGCATCAGCGCCTCGCCATCGGCATCGCAACAGCCGGGGGAACGGCCTTGATCCGGCTCTTATCCTCACGAACCATTGACGGAAACAGCACAGAAAGCCCCCAGACCAGCGCGTCCACCCTGTCCGGTGATCCATCGCCTTCAAATCCGAACGTAGTCATCTGCGTCATCTGGGTCTCAAGGTCAATAAATGCGCCTACGTGGTGGATACGGCCCTGTTCATAGAGCGCGGCGATAGGCTCAGCCCTTACGTGCTTGCCCCGTGTAGCACGAACCTCGACGATCTTCACCCCTGCCCTGACGCTGCGGATGGTCTGGGCTACCATGTCACCGCCTTGGTTTACCTCAACCGCGATGCCATCAGCTTGCCAGCGGTCATGGACACTCAGGGCGCGCTTTGCCCAGTCCAGCGGGCTTCCCTTCAGGCTTGCATCTTCCAGAACATAGCCGTCCTTGCCATCTGCGGATTGACCCACGACGATAATGCCATGCTCATCGCTCTGCTCTGTGTTGCTGATTGCGGGGTCTACAGCGACATAGATACGGCGCATCGTGGCCGGGTGTTCCTTGATCCTGGCTGTGTCGATGTTTGCCAGTGTCCACAGGGCATTCGGGATGTCGCCGAGTATCTCGCCCTCAAGTTCCTGACGGCCCAGCCTTGTGCCGCCATAGCGGTTTTCGATCTTCTCAAGGAACGTCTGTGCCAGGTTGTTCCGGTTATCCATCGTGCGGCCACGGGTAATGACCGCTTTGCCTTCCTTGCCTGCAACAATGGCTTTCACAAGCTCGATGGGCCTCGGTGTCGTGGTCACTAGGACTTGCGGATGATCGCCCAGACGCAGGCCGAACTGTAGCTGATCCCATGTCTCACGGGCATAGCGCCACTTGGCTAGCTCGTCACACCAGCCAGCCGAAAACTGCGGGCCTCGTAGCTGATCGGGTTCCGTGGCATTGAACAGCGTGGCGGTTGATCCGTTCGGCCATGTCAACCGGCGCTTCGATGGTTCATAGATCGGGCGTTCGTCTTCGGTGTGGCACCTGAGAATGCCGCTTTCGCCTTCTACCATCACGTCACGGGCATCGGCTGCGGTTTCCCCTACCAGTGCAATCCGGATTGGTGAGGCTAGGGCTTTCTCCCTGATCCACTCAGCGCCGGTTCTGGTCTTTCCCCATCCCCTGCCAGACAGGATCATCCAGATGTCCCAGTCACCATCAGGGGCGCATTGATCGGGACGGGCATGGAAGCCCCGCCAATCGTGCAGCAGGGCCTCGCATTCATCCTGGCTTAGTTGGCTGATGATCCGGTCCCGGTCAGTTGGGGAGAGAGATGCCAGCTTCTCCGCTACGCTCTGCAATCTGGGTCACCATCTGTTTCAGTCTTTCGGCGGGTTTGACTTCGTGCTGCATGTGCAGTGGCTTTTCGGGGTCGCCTTGCACGGTCAATGGCAGCACCTTGCCTAGCAATGTCAGGAACGCAGCAGGGTTATCGTCTGCTTGTTTGGTCAGGTATCCGACCAGCCCTTCTTTCTGCCCTGCCTTAGTTGCAGCTTCAATAATGGCGTCTTTCAGCAACGCCGTGGTCTTGTTGAGCTGCCCTTTCTTGCGACCGGGGGACGGAGCCCCAGCTTCTCCTATTTTAGGCACCTTGTTATTCTCCTGCCCGTTTGATCGGTCGGAGCTTTGACAGCTTCGCCTCTATCGTTAACCGGTAATCGGTCAGTTCGTCAATCTGGGCCTTGATCCTTGCCAGGTCCTTCCGGTCCAAAGCCAGTGTCCTGTCTATCCGGATCAACTCGGCTTCCAACTGGTCACGGCTCAACGGCGTCGAAGATTTCGGTTTCGATTTCGGCATCAAGGACGCTTTCCGGGGTGGGTTCAGGTTCTGCACTCAGAACGTGCTGCTCGTCATGGGCGAAGAGCGCAGCCTGTGCAGCGGTATAAGCCGCTTCCCGCTCTTCGATGCGAACGGCAAGGGCAAGGCGTTCGTCGTCCATCTGGCGAAGTGCAGCGAGATCGCCCTGATGTTTTTCGCCTGCGAGTTCGTCATGGGCATGCACATACGCGCGGGCGAGTTCAATCCTGTCCATTGGTAAGCTCCTGTTTTGCTTTGTGTCGTGTGATTTGCGCGGAAGGTCAACGCTGGCCGCGTAACACGTCAAAGGCATGAGATACCCTGCGGATGGCGTGCCTGCGTTCATGGTCGCAGAAACGGCAAATATGGTATTCCTCGGTGACCCTGTGGTTTGTTTCGGTGGTCCTGTGGCGCATTTCGATGCGGTTGACGTGCTGGCCTCTGCGGCAGGTTTCTAGCTTCATTGCACGCCCTCCGCGCGGAAATCGCCCCAGAGCGAGGTAAAATCAGGCTTGCTTTCAGTTGGCTTGCAAAACGCAGGATCGTCCCACAGGATGCGGTTATTCGGGAACGCCCCGATTGAACCGTCCCCCATGAGGAACAGGTGCAGGTGTTTGTGCTGTGTCGTATCCTCGGCCAGCGAGCTTTCGGCGAAATCCAGCGTGCACCAATACGTTGCGGGCCGTCTGTCTGGCAGGATCAGGGCGCGCATGTTCCGGTGAAACTCCCACTCGTGAACGCCGAAGCTGGACGAGAACGTATCCCACGGCTGGATGTAGGTCATATCCACAGGACCGGGCTGGCGGGGTTCGTCCGGGATGCGATGGCAGAATGCCTCAATCGGGGCCAGGAACCCCGCTCCGGCGTGCTGTTCCATGAGCATACACTGAAGCCAAAGGCTTTCACCCTCGATCACGCGCAGGCCGTGAATGGCGCAGAAATAGTATTCCCCGTGCCCATCGGTCAGGCTGCGGGTGTATTCCCGGCGGATGTAGCCGTAACGCCATGGGCGGAGGCTTCCGATGATGTAGTTTGCGGCGGGGTTCATGACAGCCACCCCATGCGGACGGCTGCTAGCGACAACATGAAGCCCAGCGCAAACGCGCAAACGACCGCCGCCAAAACCCAATTAAGTGTGCTTTTACGCCATTGCTCGGGGTTCATGGGCGCCCCGCTAGGCCGCAGAAGCCTTCTGGCGCTTCGCTGTCAGGGTTGATCCAACGCCA